AAGAAAAAGGTAGAAGATTAAGGGAAGTTACTGGTAAAAATGTATCATTCTTAAAAGATGATAATGGTATTCATCTATTTAATATGGATACTCATGATGTCATTTTAAAAGATATTGGTGGAAAGCATAACATATCATATCTTGCTAAAATTGTAAATAATAGGAAAGATGTTGATAAAAAAGATGATAAAGAGACAACAACATATAATCCTGAAAAAGAAGATAAAGAACCAGAAGAAAAAGAGGAAATGCCATCAGAACCACAAGAGGAAGATATCACTATTACTCCAAGTGGTCAATTAGGTTCTAAATTATCAGTTGGTGTAGTAAATGGTAAATTTTTAGGTGAAGTAAGTGATATGGAAGATGCATTAAAATTAGTTAAAGAATATCAAAATAAACATAAATTTTATCCTACAGTTTGGTGGGTGTCTGATCATGGAAATTCTTGGCCGATAGACAGTAAAGGTAATGAAATTAAATAACATATAAATACTTATAAAGGCAAATAATAAACAAAGGAGATTAAAATGAGTGATGATAGATTAATTGATCGATTGCAGAAAGAGGATTTTACTAACCTTAAGTCTGATTTAGAGGATGTAATCAGTCATAAAATTGTCAATAAAATAATGGATCGCAAACAGGAAGTTATTGATACATTAAATGGCATTACTGAAGCAAAGAAAGATGAAGTTGAGGATGAAAAAGAAGATGAAGAGAAACCCGAACATGAAGAGAAGGAAGACAAAGAGACAGAAGAAAAAGAAGAGGAAACTGGCGATGAAGATGAATCGGATGAAAAAGATGAAGATGAAAAGGAAGAGAAGACCGAAGAATCTGGTGAAGGTAAGAAAGAATCTTTTATCGAGAGAATGAAGAAAGCAAGGGAATCAAAAGGTAAAAGTGAAGTAAAGGAAAGTGAAGAAGTTGAAGTAAAGAGAGAAGAAGCAGAAGATAAATCAGATGTAAAAGAAGAAAAAGAAGGCAAAACAAAATTGGCAGCAGGTAATGAAGACCCATTTAAAAAGAAACCTTCTGATAATGGTGGAGTAGAAACCGCAGAGAATAAGAGTACAGAAAAGAAAAATAGCGCAATCGATAAATTTGCTGAGCAACTAAAAGCTGTTCGTGTAGAGAACTTATCGAAATAAAAATAGTAGATAATATGAAGGATAGATAATATTGTCTATCCTTTTTATTCTATTAAAAAGAAATATTATGAAAAAATGTAAAAAATGTAAAAAAGAATTAGATGAATCCTGTTTTAATAAAGACAAAAAATATTATGATGGATTAGCTTATTGGTGTAAACAATGTGCAAAAGAATATAGTAAAATACATTATCAAGAAAATAAAAAAGAATATAGAAATAACCATAAAAAATATTATCAAGAAAATAAAAAAGAATTGAGAGAACATAATAAAAAATATAGAGATAATCATAAAGAAGAAATCAAAAAATATAGAGATAATCATAAATCAGAAAGAAAAAAATATAGAAAAAATCATAAAGAAGAAATATCAAAATATGAAAAAATATATAAAAAAAAGCATAGAAAAGAAAGAAATGAAAGAGCAAGAAATAGATATAAAACTGATATTAATTATAAAATATTAAGAGATTTAAGAAATAGAGTAAATTTTTTATTAGATGGCGAAACTAAATCAGATCATACCTTAAATCTTCTAGGCATTAAAGAAACAACAAAAAATTCTACTGTAGAACCTATGGAATTTTTAAAGATGTGGTTTCTAATGACTGCTTTTCATAATGGTATTACAGATTTTGATCCTAATGATTTTAATTGTTATAAAAAATATCATAAAGATCATATAGTTCCCTGTAGTTGGTTTAATATGAAAGATCCCAATCAACAAAGAGAATGTTTTAATTGGAGAAATTTACAAATATTAACAGCAGAAGAAAATATGAAAAAACATGATAAACTAATTTACAAAGGATAAAATATGAAAATAATTAATGAATATGCCGATTATGATAAATTACAAATCGTAAATGAAGATGCTATAATTGAAGGAGAAAAAAAAGAAGTTATTAGACTTAAAGGCCCAATGTTAGCAGCCAATCAGAAAAATAAAAATAAAAGAATCTATTCAAAACCAATTTTAGAACGTGAAGTAAATAAAGTAAATGAAATTTTAAAAAGTGGTGATTCTTTTCCTGGTACGTTAGATCATGATAGATCGCCACAAATTAATCTTGATAGAATTTCGCATGTTGTAGAATCATTAACTATGGTTGGTGATGAAGTTATTGGAGTATTAAGATTGATTGAAACAGATATGGGAGATGTTGCCAGAAAATTAATTAAAGAAAAAGTAAAGTTGGGCGTAAGTTCTAGAGGTGTTGGTCAACTTATAATGAAAAATAAAGAAGGAAAAATAATTAAACCAGATGATAAAGGAAAAATTAATGAAGTTCCAGATGTAATAGAAGTAGATAATTCATACGTTTTAATTAGCATCGATCTTGTTAGGTCGCCTTCTTATCAAAAAGCAATGATGGAAACAGTAACTGAAAGTACTGAATGGCTTTTAACAGAGAGTGGTTTGTATGTTGAAGTTGCTAGTAATAAGTTTGAAGTAGACAAATCTCTTCAAAGTAAACAAATATTAGGTTATCTTAATGATTTCTTAGACACATTAAAAAGGAAGTAAAATATGGATGCTAAAGAATTAAAAGCAGTAAATGAAGCAATGGATATGATGAGTATATTTGATAAGAAAGAGATTATTACTGAAGATGAAAAGAAAAAGAAATCAGAAACGCAACATGAAATTACCAAACGCAATAATGAACTTATGTTAAAAATGGATAAAGAAAGAAACGAAACAATTAGACTTAGGGATGAAAAGAAGAAAAATCAGGAAAGAATTAAAAAATATGGTAGATATGAAAACTCAGCAAATAGAGAAGATAGAGTTTTAGGAGATTAGTATAACATCTTGATTTTTAATATAATTAGATATAAAAATAATAAATATTTTTGCATTTGATATATATAATTATGTAGAGATAAATTTTAGTTTAAAGATTTATGTAGAAGGACAAGGAGTTATAACCCTTTCTCGAAACCCTTGGTAAGTAGAGATTACTTCTGCATAATAAAGTTAACCAAGGAAATGATATGATAGATAGTTCTTTGAAATTGCTAGAATACAAATCACATATAATTTATAAAACTATATGTGTCATAAATAATAAAATTTATGTAGGACAACATTTTATAGAAAATAATAAATTAAATGATGGATATTTAGGATCAGGTATAAAATTAGAAGAAGCAATAAAAATATTTGGAAGAGAAAATTTTATACGAGAAATACTTGAGTGGTGTACAAAATATACAGTTAATAATAGAGAAATATCTTGGATAGAAAAATTACATGCTAGAGATCCATTGATAGGTTATAATATTATGACAGGTGGGCAAAAACCTGATGGTATAAAAGGTAGAATATGGATTTATAATGAAATATTAGATAAAATGAGAACAATAAAAGAAGATGAAGAAATACCTATTGGATGGAGAAGAGGAAAAAGAAAATTAAGTAAAGAAGTTTGTGAACAATTTAGTAAAAGTCATAAAGGATTGAAACCGACAGACGAGGCAATTAGAAATAGTGCAGAAAAAAGAAAAGGAACAAAATATCCAAAAAGTACATGTGAAGCAATAAGTAAAGCATTAAAAGGAAAAAGAAAATCAAAAGAACATTGTAAAAATATGGGATTAAGTAGAAAAGAAAAAATTAAAATAAAGATAAATGATAAAATATATGATAGTCAAAGAATGTGTATTAAAGAATTAAAAATAGGATATTATAAATTAAAAAATTGGATTAAAAAAGGAAAAGCAGAAATTATAAAATAGTTTAAATAATGATTGATATGAACATTAACAAATAGGAGTTTCAAATGTCAACAAATAGTATTACAAAAAAGTTAGCGGAAATTATGTCACCTGAAGATCTCAAAAGTTTTGAATCGGCTATAGAAGATGTCATAAAAGAGCAGACAAATTTAAAAGCTGATGAGTTAGAAAAAAAATATCGACTCATAGCAGAAGAATTTTGTACGAAGACTAAAGTTGAATTAACTGAACAAATGAATAAAGAATATGCTGAAAAGTTAGAAGAAAATACAAATATGCTTGAAGATAAAATTGTAAGTTCTCTTGACGCATTCTTAGATAAAGAGATTACAGAGAATATTAGTGATGAGGCTCTTGATCGTGTTGCTATTAATGAAGTTGCTTTACCGATTGTAGAAAATATTAAAAAGGTACTTGAGGAATCAGCTATTACACTTGATACTGATGGTGCAAAGTTGATTAAGGATAAAGATACTGAAATTTCTACTCTTAAGGCTGATAATGATAAACATATTGCAGAATCTATTGAATATAAAGAACTTGCGGAAAAAGCGGCTACTAAGTTACTTATTCAGGATAAAACTGATGGTCTTAAGGATGAACAGACAGAACGAGTAGTTACGATGTTTGAAGGTAAGAGTTTTGAAGATGTAGAAAGTAAGATTGATTCTTTTATTGACATGATAGTAGAAGAAGAAAATCATGCAGAGAAGAAACCTGAAACTACTGAAAAAACAGATGAAAAGAAAGAAATAACTGAGAGTACAGATGTAGATAAGGGCGATAAGGTTATTACTGAACAGGATGGCATTGAAGATACTAAGAAAGGTATCAAAGAGAATGCTGATCCACTAATGACAGAAGTAAACAGATTATTGAATATGTAAATAAGTGCAAGTATAGTTTATAAAACATTTTGATTTGAAGCTGGTTTAATAAAAGAGATAAAAAAGGAAAAACAAATGAGTAGAGATATTAATCTAATTAACAGAAAAGATGCTATTGCGAAGTGGGGAAAAGTAGAGGGGCCAGCTTCACTTTCAAACATTAAAGATCCAGATGTTAGGGAAAATATGGCGATTCTGCTTGAAGCACAGGATCAGCATTATGGTATGATCACAGAGGCTTCACAAGCGGCAAATACCCTTCAGAATCTTTCGACAGTTGGTTATCTTGACGGTTCACAGAGTGACAGTGCTTATCAGTTTAAGCCGATTGCACTTGCTCTTGTTCGGCGTACTTTCCCTGAACTTTTTGCTAACAAATGTGTTGCAGTTCAGGCGATGAATGGCCCCGTTGGTCTTGCATATGCGCTTCGAGTAATTTACGGTACTGCTCAGGGCGCGAATCCTGATCTCGTAGAAGCGGCGTTCCAGAACGTAGATCGTTTTGGCGGATTGACAGGTAGTAGCGCGGGGCTTTCTGCGGCTCCTGATAATGCTTTTACAAATGCTGGTATCGTTGACACATCAGCAACGGGCGCGACTACAAGTGCGGCTGAAATATGGCAGATTGATCCTACATCTGCATCATATCCTGAATTGCTTGTCAAGGTAGACCAGACAACCATCACTGCAAAGACACGTAAGATTGCAACATCATACACTCTTGAATCCGCACAGGATCTCAAGGCGATGCATGGTATTGAGATTGAACGCGACATGATCAATTATCTTCAGTACGAACTTATTGCTGAACTTGATCGTGAACTGCTTTACAGAATGAAGGTCGCCGCCGTTACCCCTTCTAAGGGTGGAGAAGTAATTTCGACTATTAACGTTTCAGGTACTAACTTTGACGGTCGTTGGTCACAGGAAAAGTTTTCAAACATTATATCAAACTTGATGTATCAGAGTAATAGGATTGCACAGACCACACGTAGAGGTGCGGGTAATTTTGCAGTAGTTTCTCCTGCAATTGCAACTGCTCTTCAGAGTGCTGGTGCGATTTTTAATCGGGTACAGGCAGATGTCGTTGCGAATAAAGCGGGAGTTGCGGAAGTTGGTAATCTAGCTAATCAGATGACAATTTATCGTGATTCTTATGCGCGTGTTGATTATGCGATGATAGGTTATAAAGGCCCAGGTATTAGTGATGCGGGAATCATATATTCGCCTTATATTACAGGGTTGACAAATAGGGCAATTAGTCCGAACGATTTCAGTCCTCGGATTGGAATTATGATGAGATATGCCTTGACAGATACGCTACTTAATAGTGGAAGATATTACCGTTTGATTCCATTTTCGAATTTAAATTCACTAATTGCTTCTGCTGGTAGCTTTGTCTTCTAAGTAAAAGTTTTACTTATAAATTAAGGGAAGTAGAAATGCTTCCCTTTTTTTATTTTACAACTGAAGGTAAAGAAAATATTATATTATATAAATACTTGTAGAAGGACAGGGTAGCGCAACCTTTCTATAACCCATTTATAGATTACTTCTACATCATTTAAACCTTAATGGGAGGATATATGTTAGAAACTTCAGCATCATCAAATCAAAATAACATAATTTGTTGTATTTGTAATAAAGAATTTCCTTCATTATTATCTTTAGCTCTTCATATTAGAATGTTGCATAAAATAAATAAAAAAGATTATTATGACAAATATCTTAAAAAAGAAGGCGAAGGTATTTGTAAAAATCCAACTTGTCCCAATAAAACTAAAGAAACTAAATTTTTAAAATTAAGTCTTGGTTATCGAGATTATTGTAGCCAGTCTTGTGCTAATTTAGATCCTGCTACTAAAATTAAAAAGGAACAAACATACGCAGCTTCTCATAATGGAATAACACACAATATGAGAGACCCAGATTGTTTAAAAGAAATTAAAATAAAAAATAATAAATTATATGGTTCAGATTATTTTTTTGGTTCAGAAAAAGGTAAAGAAATAGTACAAAATATAATTGATAATAGAACACAAACTGAAATAGATAAAATTACGCAACATAGAAAAGATACTTGTTTAGAAATATATAAAGTAGATAATCCTTCTAAATTACAAGAAATTAAAGATAAAATAAGTGATATATTATCTGATCCATTAAGAAAGCATGGAGAATCAGTTAAAGCTGGATTTAAAAAAATGACGGCTAAAGAAAAAGAACAAATGATTAGTAATAGAATGGAAACAGTTAAAAATATAGAAAGAAAAACATTGCAAGATAAATTACCAGAAGGATATGAAATTTTAGAATATAATAAAATAAGAAATAATGAATATCATAAGTTAAAATGTCCTAAAGGTCACGAATTTGATAGTCAAGGTCAAATGATACGAATAAGAATGGCTAATAAAGAAGAAATTTGTAGTGTATGTAATCCTTATCGAACATATGAAAAATCACAAAATGAATTATTAGAATTTATTAAAGAACATTATAAAGGCGAAATAATATCAGATAATCATAAAGCATTAGATTTAAAATATGAAATAGATATATGGCTACCAGAATTAAAGTTAGGATTTGAATTTAATGGTATATATTGGCATGGCGTTGAAATAAAAGGTGAACAATATCATAAAGATAAAACTGAATATGCAGAAAGTAAAGGTATACATTTAATACATGTTTGGGAAGATGATTGGAAATTTAAACAAGAAATAGTTAAATCAAGAGTTTTAAATATATTAAAAATGACTAAAGATAAAATATATGCCAGAGACTGTATTATTAAAGAAATTGAATATTTAACATGTGAAGAGTTTTTAAATACTAATCATTTACAAGGAAATAGTACTTCTAAAATTAGATTAGGATTATTTTATAAAGATGAATTGGTATCTGTTATGACTTTTGGATATTTAAGAAGAAATTTGGGTAATAAAAATATAAAAATAGATGAATATGAATTAATCAGGTTTTGTAATAAGATAAATTTAAATGTTATTGGGGGAAGTAGTAAATT